AGGACTGCCTGACACAGTACCTAAGAAATTTCTTGAGTTGTATATGCAAGATAGTGGTGTCGTTTGTTTTACAAAACACAATGACAAATATTACTGCTTTTTTGGTGGGCACGGTGGAAGACCTGACGCTTACTATATCCCAACACAATTTATTGTAGCTAATCCTTATCTTAATTTTAATAAGACTTTAAATATAGGTAAGGATTGTGAAGTTATCTATAACGATGAGTTGATGATTGGAATGCGTGACTACATCAATAAGTATGCGGTACTATTAACCGATAGTCTTATCACATTGAGACAGGCTAATATAAATATGCGTATTCCTTTCTTGCTTACCGCAAGCGATGATAAGACATTGGAAAGTGCTAAACTGTTCATGAAAAAAATATATCAGGGTGATTTTTCAATCATTTCTACAAACGAGTTCATGGATAGCAATTCATTGAATATGCACGTTCCTCAGAAGACAGGCGGAGCAACAATCACACAGCTGATTGAATATCATCAGTATCTTTTAGCGTCATTCTATAGGGGCATTGGACTGGATCTATCCTTCAACATGAAGCGTGAAGCACTAAACAGTGCTGAGACTACAATGAATGATGATCCATTGGCTCCTAAAGTTGATGACATGTTGAGAGAACGACGTAAAGGTATTGAACGCATCAACAAACATTATGGTTTAAATATCACAGTAGATCTTGCGTCATCATGGAAAAAGAACCGCATTGAAGAAAAAGCGGTATTGGATAATCTAAAGGATAACAAGGAACCTGATAAGGAACCTGAACCAAATAAGGAACCTGACAAGAAAGGAGAACCTAACAAAGATGAATGATACACAAACTCTATCAGAATATTTTGAAAATGGGTGTGAAATCTTTAATCGTATGCCCACAAATTTAGTTCCTTGGGGTGACTTTTTTACTGCTTCTGATATGGATAATGACTTCATTACACAGTACGGTGAAAGATATGCTTCTTCATATCTAAAGAAGATTGACTATACAGTTGAAGCAAACAGGAACCGACTAAGTTCGGACATTGTACGTTTTCATTACCATAAATGGAAACATTTATGGCTTGCTTATATTTCGGAATACAATCCAACCGACAATACTACATTGACGGAAACAGTTACACGAGAAGTAGAAAAAGGTGATAGCGGTACTGTTACAAACAACCTTACAAAAGGTGAAACAGGCACTGTAAGAAATGATATTTCTACTTCTGACGTTTCAACTCAGACAGGAAAGAAGACAACCACAACCGACAATGATGTTTATGGCTTCAACGGTGGAGCGGTCAATGATACCGCTGGTACCACAAATGAAACTATCGATAGCAATAATCCTTTGCGTACAACTGAGACAAATTCAGGATATACACAGGATACATACAATAAACACTACACCGACACAGGAACAGTCACAAATTCAAATACTGGCACTGAGTCGGAGACTGTAACAACTGAAAGAGCTGGTTCTATCGGTGTTATGACACCTGCCACAATGCTAAAGATTGAGCGTGAAACGTGGCAGTGGAATTATTTTCGTGACGTAATGAACGATGTTGCGGACTTTATTTCATTACAAATTTTTGATTAACAGGAGGAATACAATTAATGGAAGTTAAGCAAATTTATGAGATTGTAAATGATATTACAACTGAAGTACTTGGAAGTGATGACATTACTTTAAATGAAGATCTATCAAACCTTGTGGACGTTGGGGACGCTGTTTTTGACGCTTCACAAGTAGACAACTATGTTAAATCATTGGTTGATCATGTAGGAGAAATGATTTTTGTTGATAGAGTGTATTCAGCAAGTATGTCATCACTATTGCATAAATCATGGGAATATGGTTCAGTCGTTGAAAAAGTTAGAGTTACTGCACTCCCTGAAGCGACTGAAAATGATGATTGGCAGTTGACTGACGGGACTTCATATGATCCTAACGTTTTTCATTCACCTAGTGTAGAAGTCAAGTTCTACAATTCTAAGGTGACATTTGACATTGAAATGTCTATTGTAGAAGACCAGGTAAAATCAGCATTTTCAAATGCAAGTCAGATGAATAGATTCATTTCTATGATTTACGTTGCTATTGAAAACTCAATGAATCTAAAGATTGACTCACTTATCATGAGAGCCGTTAATAATATGATTGCTGGTACTGTTAAGCATGCTTATGGTGAAGCAGCTTTAAACAGTGATTCAAAAGTGAACGCTATTAACTTATTGTATCTATACAATCATACAATGGAACCAGCTACACCTTTAACTGCTTCAAACTGCTTGAATGATCCTGAGTTTATCAGATTCAGTGTTAAACAAATGGGCTTAATCAAGTCTCGTTTATCAAAATTTTCAACACTATTCAATGTTGGAGAAACACCTAAATTTACACCTGAAAAGGATTTACACTGCGTTCTCTTGTCGGAAATGGTTGAAAGTGCAAAGACTTATCTTCAGTCGGACACTTACAACAAGGAACTAGTAGCACTTCCTCAGCATGAAGAAGTACCTTATTGGCAAGGTTCGGGACAGGACTACAGCTTAGAGAATACTTCTAAAATCTCGGTGAAATGTGTCATGCCTGATGGGTCAAAAGTTAATGTTACAGTTGGCGGAGTATTAGGCATTATGTTTGACAATGAAGCTGTCATGGTAGCAAATACTAAACGTAAGACTACATCAAACTATAACGGTAGAGCGGACTTCACAAACTACTGGTTCAAGTATGAATGTTCTTACTTCAATGATTTTAATGAAAACTTTGTAGTTTTCTTTGTAGCATAATAACAGGGGGACTTATCCCCCTTTATCTTTATAAAAGGAGTGATTTATAATGCCTGAAAAACCAATATTTGTAGACGGTATTCAGCAGTTACGAGAATATGATTTTGATACTGGCATGCCTGAATTTGTGTTAGATCCTGATCAGAATGTTATCGTAAAAAATTTTGCTCTTTTCTATACTGGTTGTGGGTGTCCCGATGACGGTAAAATGCTTCTCTATGATTCACAGACAGGAAAACCAGCAATAAGCATTGAATGGGGTCAGATAGTTGATAAGGATAATCTTAGATATTCATTGGCATTGGATATTAAGGACGTAAACACAGGAAAACAGCTATTTCATGATATACTGGATCATGATTATCGATATATAGAAGCGTGGGGTATAAGTAAATATAAAGATTTGAATTATGGTGAAGACTGGCATTATTATTTAGGTCAAAAGTATGTATCATATTTCTCCGACGGCAATCGTGAGGGTGACGGTTACATGACAGGTAGTTCACCTACAGGAAATGCGAAATGGCACCTTTTCGGTGGTAATATAATAGAGTGGCATAATCTCAGAGAGAATGAAACATCGGTTTTTGGTCCGTCATGGTGGGTGTTGACTCCATTCACATATCAGGCTATTTTTGATGATTATATGGGTGTGATAACTCAGGATAGTAGTGACGATGATAAACCCGAAAAATCAACCGATACAAGCGATATTGATCCTAAAGGCGGTAACGGTACCGAAACCAATAGATCAGATAATATTGATTTCCCCGATAATACGCAAAACCTGAACAGTACATCAGGTGTACAGGCAGGATTTATATCTTTATACAGTCCGTCAACTGCACAGTTGAGGAGTCTTGCTTCGTATCTGTGGACGTCCGATTTTGTTGACAACGTAAAAAAAATGTTTGGAGACCCTATGGACGTTATCATAGGATTAACTCAAATGCCCATTACAGTACCTACCAGCGGAAGTTCATCAGTGAAGGCGGGCTTCATCGATACAGGAATATCTATGCCACGAGTGAGACAGCAGTATATTGATATGGATTTAGGTACTATCTCATACGGATCATACTGGGGCAATGCACTTGACTTTGATCCATATACAAAAGTACAAATTTACTTGCCATTTATTGGTTTCAGGACGTTGAACACCAATGATGTTATCAATACCTCAATCAATCTTAAATACAGGTTCGATGTTCTTACTGGTGCATGTACAGCCTGGATCAAGTGCGGAAACTTCATCAGATATGAATTTTCGGGACAGTGCGGTGCTTCTATTCCCGTTACATCACAAAACTACAATAACGTTATCAATACCGCAATCAATATCGTTTCAACGGTTGGTACTGGAATCATAGGCGGAGTTGCTACAGGCGGTTTAGGTACAATGGCAAGTATGGCTACAGTAAACGGAATATCCAACGTGGCTAGTGGTGTAGCAAGCGGTGGCATGAAACCAACGGTTCAGCGTTCAGGCGGTATGGGTGGAGCGTCATCTCTTATGGGAATGAGAACACCTTTCTTAGTATTCCAAAGACCTAAAACATCACTGCCCGCTAACTACAACAATTTATATGGCTATGCCTGCAACAAATATCTAAAATTAGGCAACTGCAAGGGTTTTACTCAGGTTGAACATATGCAATTACAGGTTCAGGGAGCTACCGATGATGAGAAAAAAGAAATTGAAAACATACTACACAAAGGGGTGTTTATCTGATGTCTTTTACAATTACAATGTACAAAAATAACAGTGAATCTAACCGCATTACAAAACATTTGACTAATGAAATAAGCGTAACAGGTACGCTGAGACAGTCAACATCTATCATAGATCCTGTAATACAGGTCAGAGGAAATATCGAGAATGTTGTAAATCACAATTACTTACATATTGCAAAATTCAACAGGTACTACTTCATAAATAACATCACGTCAATTCGTGATGATCTATATGAAATATCATGTCACGTTGATGTACTAATGAGTCATAAAGCAGGCATTCTAAATGAATGGTGCATTGTGGCAAGACAGTCAAAAAACTATTCATTATATTTGAATGATACTTTCATGAAAACTTACAACTATGATATTTTGTCGGCAAGAAAATTCCCACAATCATTCAGCGGTTCAAGTTTAGTGCTTGCGGTAGCTGGATCAGGAGATTAAGGAGAACATAATGGAATACTTTATTTATGCTTTGAAATCATTAAAATATACTAGCAATCAGGCAATGTACATAACACCTATCGTATGTATCTTTATTGACATTGTGACAGGACTCATAAAAAGCATTTTTGTAAATAAAAACTTCAAGTCTAGCATAATGAGAAAAGGGCTAGGAAAGAAATATAGTGAAGTAGCTGCTTTATTTACATGTGGACTTCTATCATACTTGATGGGTATTGATAACACTTTGTTGAATGCTTCATCAATGCTTATCGTTCTTATGGAAGTCTTATCAATGCTGGAAAACTGGTGTGACATGGGTCTACCGGTACCGAAAGCAGTAAGCAAATATATCAGAGATATACACCATTCAATAGACAACGTAACAACGGAAGAATTAGAAGAGGAGCTGATAAAATATGGGAAACATAAACAACGCTAACGATTACATGTATAATCTAGTAACAAACAAAGGACATGGCTATTCTCAAGAAAATAGATACGGTCCTGATTATGACTGTTCATCTAGTATCATGACGTCTTTAAAAATGGGGGGCAAATTTGACGTACCTATTAAAGGAGTAAATACCGCTTCAATGAAAAAGTATCTTGAAAAGATTGGGTACAAAGTCGTGTCAAATGGTGAGAAACCTCAGAAGAATGACATCAAGCTAAGACCAGCAACTTCTAAAAGGGGCGGTCATGTAGTCATGTTCAGGTCTTCCACAATGGTGATGGAGTTTTCATCAAGTAGGGGACATAAAGAAAAGGGTGATCAGACAGGAACGGAGTCCTGGTGTCATAAATGGAATGCTGATAGAAATGATGATTTCACTTATACACTGAGATATAAGGCAAAAAAGGAACCTGAAAAGAAAAGCACCAGTGTAAAATATACAGTAAAGAAAGGTGATACACTTTCAGGCATTGCGAAGAAGTATAAGACAACTGTAAGCCATTTAGGAACTATCAACCATATTAAGGACTACAATAAAATCTATGTGGGACAGGTGTTGAAAATCAAATAGCAGTTATATATAATAAGGATAGGGATCACCAATTTCCCTATGACCTCCTTTCTTATTTTATAAATTTCATTTCCCCGAAGAAAAGTAGAAAAAAATTTCTACTTTTTTTCATTTTCCTATTGTGAATTATATTCACATATGTTATTATAAAGTCCCAAGAGAAAAATAAAACAAAAGAAAAGAGGTAAAAGAAATGAAATACGAAGAACTATTAAAAGAAATTGAAAAGGAAAATGACGCAAACGGTGTTCAGTGCTTACTCGAAGCAATCTACGGAGAGAATAAAGGCGATAAGCTATTCAATGCGTGGATGAAAGGCAATGAAGCAAATTTCAAAAGATTGGTAGAAGAAGCATAGAAAAGAGGTAACGAAAATGAAAACACTAAAAGAAAGACTTAACGAAATGACACTAAAAGAAATGATCAATGAATCAAAGAGAATGGATAACAGTTACGGCTATAATACTAAAATATCCGTTTACATTACATCAGTCGGAAACGACAGTAAGAGACATACAGTAGTTGTGGATCCTGACAGTAACCGTTTTATGGATACAACTGCTATGATAGCTTTTGAAGACTGTACTGTATCAGAGTTTAAAAGCCATAAACTAAGTGATAAAGATTATCTTCTTATCATCATTGTTGATCTTGATAAGCATTATGATAAAGTTTGCTATGATAAATGGTGGAGAAAATAAAATGAGAGTTAAAGAAAATGTGCTAACATTCATTATAAGCGTTTGTATTATTCCATATGCCTTATGCCTGGTGTATGGAATGTACAAGCTAATATGTATAAGCGATTTATATTTTATATGGCTAATGTCTAGTTTTCTAGTAATTATGTTCATTAGCTGGGGCTATAGTAAAAGGGGGTGATAGAAATGATGTTATATGAGCTATTGGTGAGAACGGACAAAAATGTGCCCGTCAAGTGCATGATCAGAAATGAGAAGTCAGTCACGACAATTCAGGGTTCATGTAAATATGTCTACAACAAATTGAACCGTAACGGACTTGCGTCAAATGTTCTATACATTGACATTGATGACGATACAATGATTGTGAGGGCTGAATAATGGAACAAGAGTGGATTAAGAAAATGGTTACTCATTACGGTACCAATGATAGGGTAAGATTATTGATGGAAGAATCTGGCGAGCTTGTGCAAGCTGGCAACAAGATTCTAAGATACCCTGATAGTCATGAAGCAAGAGCTAATTTGCTAGAAGAAATGGTTGATGTATCAATCATGATTGAACAGGTACGCACGTTATTCAATTACAGTGATCTTGAATGGGGCAAAATGGAGCGGTACAAAGTTAATCGCTGCAAGAAAAAATTATTATATGTTCAGATGAAGAAAAAATTAAAAAAACATTAATTAAAAAATATAATTTATAAAGGAGATATTATTATGAGTTTTGCGAAAAAATACAATAAAGCGAGTTGGGATTTTGAAACACCAAAAGGGTTGGAGTATACACCATTAAAAGTGTTGTTTGAAAACAACGGGAAGAATACGGAATACCGTATCAGAGCCTTATATATCAATGACGGAAAATTTGGCAAACAACCTACGGTTGTATGTACTTTAGGAAGTGAAGTCATCAAAACTTCATTGCCTGGCCATTTGACTGATGTTGTTGAGAGAATGCGTGGAGATGATGAAGACGTTCAGGCAATCAATGACGGGTTGGCAGGATTTACCATCTACAAGTATGAATCAAAGAACGGTAGAACGTGCTACAGTGTTAACTGGGTTGACTTGACACAGTTCTAATATAAGGGGGAGATTTCCCCCTTTAAAATTATGGAGGTAAATAATATGAGTAATTTAACATATAATGAAGATAAGAGAACGATTAAGGAAATAAAGAACGCATTTAAGGGCTACTGCATTACCCTGATGTTTGGTACAGGTACAAAGGTTATGTATGAAGGTACATGCGGTTGGTACAATAACAGGGTACCTTTAGGTTTTAATTTTGACAAGAAAAGTAAAACTATGATGATTTATGTCAATTAGGAGGTATAAAACATGGCATTAATTGATAATCGTATCAGTGCATATATAGGACTGGCATGTAAAAGACTGAGACAGGAAATGTCTACGACACAAAGTGACGTTGCTTTTGATTTAGGTACAACAAGAGAAAACATTGCCAAATTTGAGTCAGGCAAAAATAGAAATTATATGATTTTGTTGTGGTATGTTATCATGGGTTTAGATGTTGAAAAGGTGGTATCAGACTATGTCAATGAAAGTCAAAGATATTCTAAGGCTGAGTGATGTTCAGATAAACAAGATGAGTAGACGTGAACTGGCTCAGGTCACGTCTATCTTGTCAAGTGCGGCAAATAAGCGTATAGCACGAATAGAGAAAGCTGGTGTTACGTCACCAGCAGTAGCAAATGTAAAAAGACATGACGGAAAATTCTCAGTCAAAGGCAAGAACACCAATCAGTTAAGAAGCGAGTTTGCGAGGGCAAGGAACTTCATGCAAAACGCTACATCAAGCGTGAGAGGTGCGAAAGCTAGTGCTAGACAAATTGAAAAAAATCTAGGGCTTGGAAAACGTGAGAAAAAGACAGGCAGGGCAGTACCATCATCACTCAAAAAAGAGCATAAAAGATTATCTCAGAAGCGTGAACGATTAAATAAGACGTTGGAAAAGAGACGAGCACAGGGCAAAAAGCCAACTGCCAACATGATCAAGAGAGAACAGGCACTAAAACAGGCTGAAAAGAATCTTGCTGATAAAGTCATGCAAGGCACAAAAACGCAACGCAAGGCATTCATGGAATACTTATATGGTGCTGATCGTGACAAGTTTTTATCAAAGTTTTGGGAGACTTACAACAAATGGTTGGAGACACCTGAGGGGAAACGCTGGGAGTCCCAATATCTTGCAACAGGTGATAAGTCAATGGCTTATGACATGCAAAAAAAGATAATGGGAGAATTCATATCAGGTGAGAACGAATCAGACATATTCAATACTGCTGATGAAATATCAGAGCAGGAGTATATATCACGTTTGGAAGGTGAAGAAGATGAAGACTGGGGGCTTTTCTTGTGATTATGAAAAATCACTTTTCACAATAGATCATGAATGCCACTCCATAAAATGGATAAAGGATTTTATCTTATCACTTGACAAGAATAGACTTATTTCAAAGACAAGAAAAGGGGTAGAATATTATTCTATCCCATGTTCTTTCGACATTGAGACAAGTTCTTTTTATGAACATGATGAAAAGAAAGCGATTATGTACTGCTGGCAGTTTTCCATTCTTGGTCACTGCTGTATGGGTAGAACCTGGAATGAGTTTATATCACTTATTAATTATATCAGTGATACGCTTTATCTATCAGATGAAAGGAAACTTGTCATCTATGTACACAACCTATCATATGAATTCCAGTTCATGCGATTTTATTTTGACTGGATCAACGTTTTCTCATTAGAAAAACGTAAGCCGATAAAGGCGAAGATAAGTCAAAATATAGAATTCAGGTGTTCTTATATTCTATCAAATTATAGTTTATCCAATCTAGCCAAGAATCTAACAACATACAATCATTTATCAAAGCTTATAGGTGATTTAGATTACTCTAAAATAAGACACTCTAAAACACCTTTGACTGAAAAAGAAATAGGCTACTGTATCAATGACGTTCTTATTGTGGTTGCTTTCATTCAGGAGGAAATGGAGCGTTTAGGAAATATAACAAAACTGCCACTTACTAAAACAGGCTATGTAAGACGTTATGTAAGGAATAGCGTATTGTATGGATCAGATAAAGACCGTTACGAGAAAAAGAAAAACTTTCATAAGTATCACAGGTTAATGAAAGCATTAAAAATAAGTGCTGATGATTATAAGCAGTTATTGAGAGCGTTTCAGGGCGGTTTTACACATGCTAGTGTTCTTCATTCAAATAAGCTACTGAATAGTGTAGACAGTTTTGATTTCACTTCATCTTATCCTTATGTTCTTGTATCAGAGAAGTTTCCTATGAGTGAACCTTTACATGTTAAACCAAAAAATGAGAAGATTTTTAGGGACTACCTGAAATATTACTGCTGCTTTTTTGACGTTGAGTTTTTCGGACTCAGTCCCAAGATAACATTTGATAATTATATATCAGAATCGAAGTGCTACGAAAAAAGAAATGTAACTTCTCAAAATGGACGTGTAGTCAGTGCGGACTATATCAAAATGACAGTGACGGAGATAGATTTTGATATTATAGAGCGTTTCTATACATATGATCATATGAGAGTTTCCAACATGAAAATAATGAGAAAAGCTTATCTTCCTAAAGAATTGATAAAGTCTATTCTCTTTTTGTATCAGGACAAAACAAAACTTAAGGGTGTAGACGGTGAAGAAGTGAACTACATGCAGTCAAAAGGTATGTTAAACTCCGTATACGGCATGATGGTGACCGCCATTGTAAAAGCTGAGACAACTTATAATGACAATGAATGGGGAGAGACTCCACCTGATTTTGACGCTGAAATCGAGAAATACAACGAGAAAAAGAATAGATTCTTGTTCTATCCCTGGGGCGTTTGGTGTACTGCCTACGCTAGACGGAATCTTATTAGCGGTATACTGGAGTTCAGGGAAGACTATATATACAGTGATACGGACTCCATAAAATGTCTTAATGCAAAGAAACATATGCAATATATCAATAGATACAATCATATTTGTGACAGGAAAATGGAAAAGGTATCAAATCTATATGACATTGACATGAGTCTTTTCGCACCTGAGGATATTAAGGGAATAAAGCACCCTTTAGGATACTGGGATTTTGAAACCGAGAACAGGCAATATAAGAAGTTCAAGACGTTAGGTGCTAAAAGATACATGTATTTTGATGATAATCTTCATATTACAGTTTCCGGAATTGGGAAAAAGATAGGTTGTGAATATATCGAAAAGAATTTTGATGATCCATTTGAAGCCTTTGCGGACGGATTGGAGATACCTAAAGGAGAAACAGGAAAGATGATACATACATATATTGATAATCCAATATCGGGAGTTGTGAGCGATTATAACGGTGTGAAATGCCGTTATAGTGAGATGAGCTTTATTCATATGGAAGATGCTGAATACAGTCTATCAATATCAGATAGATACATGAAATATTTATTGGAGGTGGAAGATTTTGAAATTGCTTAATCGATATAAATACTACACTGCCAAAGAAATACTGAAAATGAATGCTCAATACAATTTAGTTATTGGTGAACGTTCAAACGGTAAGACGTACTGTCTTTTAAATATGGCTTTAGAAAATTGGATCAAGAAACGAAAAAAGACAGGGTACATCAGAAGATGGGCGGAAGATCTAAAAGGAAAGCGTGGGCGTGTTATCTTTGATGGACTTATTGCCAATGGTGTGATAAGTAAGCTCACTAATGGTGAATGGGATAGAATATATTACTATTCAAAGACCTGGTATCTAGCGAGATGGGACGAGGAATTAAAGAAACTAGTCTATGACACTGAACCTTTTATGTACGGTTTCGCTCTTAGCGAGATGGAGCACGACAAATCAACGTCGTACCCTGATATAACGCTAATCGTTTTTGACGAGTTCATGACGAGAGGTGCATATTATCCTGATGAGTTCATACAGTTTACTAATGTTATTTCAACTATCGTACGAGAACGTACCGACGTTATTATTTTCATGCTGGCGAATACTGTTAACCGTTATTGCCCTTATTTTAAGGAAATGGGATTGACGGAGGTAAAGAACCAAAAAAAAGGTACCATAGATTTATACAAATACGGAGAATCAGGGCTAAGAGTGGCGGTTGAATACGCGGACAGCATATCCAAAAAAGGAAAAGCGTCAGACGTATATTTTGCGTTTGACAATCCACGTTTAAAGATGATCACGAGCGGAACGTGGGAAATAGCCATGTACCCACATCTACCCGTTAAATATAAACCTAAAGAGGTATTGTTTAAGTTCTTCATAATCTTTGGAGACGAGACGTTACAATGCGAAATTGTACAGCATGACGGTATATTCATGTTTATTCATGAGAAGACTACACCAATAAAAAATTGGGATAAGGACTTCATATTTACAACGGAATATGATCATAGACCAAACGTACGAAGACGAATCACAAGGGCACGAAGCGAGATAGAAAGGAAGATTATGTATCTATTTGACAGGGAGAAAGTATTTTATCAGGATAACGAGGTAGGCGAAGTTGTAAGAAATTATCTTCAATGGTGTCAGAGTGAAAAGATTCAGTAAAGAGAGTTGTAAGACTCTCTTTTTATTTGGTTCACATTTGAGTCACATTTGAATCATGCAATACCTTGTGTTATGTTGTGCGATAGTTGGAGTACATTATAGCATTAGGTATTGAGGGACTATGGATATTACACCCTAGTTTGATATAATGATGGATTGCGAGAGTATGGGATATTCCACCCCTAGAATTACATAGTGTTTATTGGTTGTGTGCA